TGGTAAGACTAAGAAGATATGAACAGCAGAATACCAGATTATCATAGTGACATGAATAAAAAGTGTCCGCACTCAACACACGACAAACTTGATTGTGAGTGTGTTGCACCTAAAAAATAATATGAAAAGAAAAATAGTTGAATTATTAATAAGGATAATGCGTAAATTTGGAGACAAAAGTTTCCCACTTAGATTAAAACTAATCACTTGGGAATACGGAAGACAGTCCGAAAGCGCTTGGTAACATGAGCTACGGTTTGGTAAGACTAAGAAGATATGAAAACAATAAAAATTATTGTCACCAAAGATGTGACTGAGGAAGTACGGACATGGACCATGGAAGACGAACGGCTTGAACAGAATGATTGGAATGAGGTTATAAAAACAATGCTTAAATAATATGAAAAAAAATAAACCAGTAGTAGCAGAGGCAGCAGAAGTACCAGTATGTCAGATGTGTCCTCGACACCAAGCAGAGATCACAAAGTTACAAGGCAGTGTCACTGAGTACAAAAAGGCTTACGATATACTCAAGATGAAGTTGCAGACCATCTTCAACATAACTCAGATGTAGTATGGACAAACTAATTATCACTCTAATCGTTACCGCTGCGTTCGCTATCCCGTTTCTCTCTATGCACGCACCGGAGAAAACTGTATATGGACCAGACTCTCATCGAGGATGTATTGCTAGTGCTTACCAAGCTGATGCTCGTGGTGTCGCGAGTGGTACTTTAGAAGTTAACTTAGCCGACTGTGATCAATTACTCGTGGCAGACTAAGTTCTTAAATGAACCTAACAACTATGCGTTACTTTGCGCGGAAGCCGGTACTGGTAAGTCCCACGTTGCCGGAGAGTGGGTTAAGCAACTGGATCGTATTAAAAATCCGGTCGTCTTTTGTCCCAAGCAAATCGTTGGTGATTGGTCTAAACGCACACCAACAGCGAGTGTCTACACTCCACAGACAATCCTTAAAGAATCTCTCCCTCACCAGCCATCTGCCATTATTGTCGACGAAGCTGATGCATTTGCGAGTCCGCTGTTCTTGCCAACCAAGCGAAGTAAGTGTGCGGAAAGGTTGTACAACTACATCCGGCAAAACCCGCAAGCTCATGTACTCCTTCTCACAGCTACGCCCGTTCGTTCTACACCATGGAACTTACATACCCTGCTTGTCTACATGGGACGATACATTCCCTTCAAAGACTGGCGAGACAAGTACTTCTACCTCGATCAGCCACGGTACATGAGTCGACCGGGATACTTCCCGCGCCCGGGCTGGCAGAAGATGATGCAAGAGGTGATTGATAGCAACGCCACTGTAGCCCTCATGAAAGACATGGTTAATGAGCTACCACCCGAGACGTATGAGATTATTAAACTAAAGCCACCAACCTATGAGAAGAATGAAGAGTGGGAAGCCAGTAAGCAGTTTGTCGAGGACCACCTTCTTGAGCAAGGTGGAAAGGCTAAAGAGGTTAAAAGACTGGCGCGAGGATACCGAAAGGTCGTTGTTGTCGCTCACTACCGACAGCAAATTGACGAACTTTACAAGGAGTTATCTAGTGAGCGCGAGACATTCGTACTTGATGGCCGAACTACAAACGTGGAAAGAGTTATCGCCGATGCAGAAGCCAGTGATGAATGTTATTTTATCATCCAATCTTCTGTTGGGGCTGGCTTCGAAATTCCGTCCTTCTCTTGCATGGTATTTACGTCACAGAGCTACAGTGTCCGCAATTTCGTGCAGATGAAGGCCCGTATCCGCCGGATCAATGCACTGAAGCCTGTGATTTACTACCATTTGCTTGGCGGTCGGTGTGATCAAATGATATATAGTTCGATTAAGGAAGGAATTGATTTTGTTCCAAGCTATTACCGAATATGAAAAAAGAAAAATTTGTCAGTAAAATAAAGAAGACACCAACATGTTGGCTTTGGACAGCTTGTCGTAGTCCAAAAGGATACGGACAATTTGGAGTATTTGTTGATGGTAAATGGAAAATAACTGCTGCTCATCGGGTAGCGTATACATTATTTGTTGGGGAAATTCCCAAAGGACTTCATGTACTTCATCATTGCGACAATCGTCAATGTGTTAATCCTTCACATTTATTTCTTGGTACTAATGCGGACAATGTTGCTGATCGAGTAAATAAGAAACGCAGTGCTGTGATGGTTGGTTCAAAAAATTCAAACGCTATTCTTACTGAAACTGATGTTATAAACATCCGTCAAATGTTGAAGTATAAAGTTAAGACTCGTTCTCAAATAGCCAAAGATTACAATGTTTCTTATCCTACAATTAGTCACATAGCAACACGAATTACTTGGAAGAATGTTGTATAATAAAAACAGCCCAACATAGTTTGTTGGTGATAGGGAGGAACTGTTTGTGGTACGCCCAGCGCAGACATTACTCCCTTTCACTAATACGTTATCTCTGATGGTGCTTCGGCTTAATAGGACCTTCGGGACCATCCATCGCCATGTTCTTTGAAAGGAGCACAGTATGAAAGGGGGTCAAAATCTTCGTGATCTTCAGCAAAAGAAAGAAGAAGCAGAGGGGTGGGTAAAACCCAAGAACTGCTGCGTTTGCCAAAAACTTATCGCCGGTGCTTACGGGCGAGACAGTGAAGACAACTGGACCTGTAACTCAAAATGTGAAAGGAGCTACCGTGATTCGCTACCACGAACTGCTGCGGCAGAAACTCGATGAGCTGCGGGTGGACATCTACACGTTCTTCCGGCTCGCTCACATCTACTGTTTCGGGACTGACCCCGATCTCAGCACTGAGGTCGCTCAGTACACGATGCACGCGATCATCCCCAAATACGTCGAGAGATACCTCGATGCCATCTGACGCACAACCCCCACAACCTAAAAATTGGCGGGGGTTCTGTTATGTTATAATTTCTTTCTATGCCAGAAATAAACAAGCGATATATTCGCACCTCACCGCTTGGTGACGAGTCTATAGTGATTATAAAGACCGAAAAAGAGGGGCAATACCAGCAAGGATTAGTTGCTGAGGGATACAAGTTTAAAGAGGTTGTCCCCAGCGTTGCACCGGAGGGTGTTTGCGTTTCTTGCGAAGGGTAGTATAGTACACAGAGTGCCAGTCCGGTGGCTGGCACTACAGGCGTATAGCTCAACTGGTAGAGCACTCCCCTGATACGGGAGCGGTTGTAGGTTCGAGTCCTACTGCGCCTACAGGCGGTTAGCATAAGCAGTAATGCGTCCGTCTTATACACGGAAGAGTGTAGGTGCAAGTCCTACACTGCCTACGCCGTATTAGCATAAAAGTAGTGCGTCCGATTGAAACTCGGAAGAAGGGAGAGCATTACTCTCATGCGGCACCTTTGATGATTAGTTTTTAGAGGGTGTTTAGTGACCAGACACCAGATAACTTATATCCAAAGCCTAATTAGCGGAAGGTATGAGTGAAAGATTAAAAACAATCACTTAGAGTAAGGACTTAACTAGAGATGGAGTAATTACCCAAGCTCAGACTAGTCACTCTCTAAAAGCTAATCATCAAGAAAAACTTGTCCTGTCGACCAGAGGCAAGTCGTCTGGCTTTGAACCAGAAGAGCGAGGTTCGAATCCTTGCAGGACAGCTATGGTAAAATTTGAAAATTAAATAACAGCTCCGTAGCTCAATTGGATAGAGCACCTGCCTTCGAAGCAGGGGGTTGCAGGTTCGAGTCCTGTCGGGGCTACCCGGACGGTTCGTAAGAGTCGTTGAGACGAGGAACAAAAGCAGATGAAGGGATTCATGGTCCCGTTTAAGCTGTATACAAATTCCTTGACGGGCGATTAGTGATAGTGGTAGCACACCTCCCTTGCACGGAGGAGGGCAGGGTTCGATTCCCTGATTGTCCACATTGGGTAGTAGCTAAGTGGTAAAGCACCTTCCTGTTAAGAAGGCCATCGTAGGTTCGAATCCTACCTACCCAGCACGGCAGTAACGTCATGAGAAACGTGCTGGTTTATACCTGAATCTGCGGGATTAAGTTACCCAAAAGAAAATAGTTACTGCCCAACGCGATATTCATATAGTGGTAGTATGGCTGGCTTCCAACCAGTTCGCGGGGGTTCAAGTCCTCCATGTCGCACACTGCGCCTATAGCTTAGTGGTAAAGCATGTGGCTTTTAACCACGAGATCGAGGTCCGATTCCTCGTGGGCGCACAATGCATATGTGGTGAAATGGTAGACACGCTGGTCTTAGAAACCAGAGCCTCTTTAGGGGCGTGGACGTTCAAGTCGTCCCATATGCACACTGGCAGTAATGTAATAGCAGCATCCCTCCCTGTGAAGGAGAACGTGCGGGTGCGAATCCCGTCTGACCAGACCACAGAATAAAGCGTTACGGCAGCGTGCCCGACTTGGACTCGGGAGGCCAAGGTTCGACTCCTTGTATTCTGACATTAGCGGGTCCATTGGTGTGGACTGGTCCCTCATAAGGATTGGACAGGGGTTCGATTCCCCTACCCGCTACATTTGCCACCCGTGTGTTAGTAGCATACGTCTTGTGTGGCTCGGTAAGGAAAGCGTCTGCCCGTAGCACTTACTTAAATTGGGGTTTCGATCCTGTGGCAGTGCGTTAGGATAAACACCTACTAAGTGCCTAACGTATATATAGCCGGCGTAGCTCAATGGTAGAGCAATAGTTTTGTAAACTAAAGATGGAGGTTCGATTCCCTCCGCCGGCTCATTGCCTCATTATGGACTATGGATGTTCGGCGGTCTGTAAAATCGTCGCCTTCGGGCTAGGGTGGTTCGATTCCACCATGCGGCACAATGTGAATAAGCTAGTAATGACTAGCAAACTAATTGCTATACTATAGACAAGTCACTGGGCAGTGATTATGGATTTACCAGAACTCCCCAAGGGCAAGAAACGAAGCGAGGCTAAGATTGACGGCAAGGTTGCCGAATGGTTTTACAAAAATCATCCCCGGTCAGTCTTGCTGGAAGTGAAGATCAAAGGCGGAACCCTTAAGGACCACCAGAAGATTCTTCTCGATACAGTCGGCAGCACAGGTAAGTTTAAATACAAATTCCCTGATGGTCGGCAGCGTACACCGCTTGATTACGTTATACTGAAAGACGCTGATGCAGTGCTCGCAGTATGTGACGGTAAGGTATGTGAGTGTACTGTCAACGGAGTTACTAAGTTTAATATTAAAGTATGAGTAAACCAAAACCAAATAAGAATGAGACCACTGTAGCCCTCCTATCCGAGCGCGATAGTACCCACGGATCGTTTATCGTTAACGGCCGGGTATCACAAGCCCTCAAGGAAGTGTTTCGAAGTGAACCGGGCTGGCAGCAGCTAGACATTATTCACCGCGAAGCCATCGACCACATCTGTGGGAAGTTCGGACGCATCATGGCTGGTCAACCTACCTTTGATGACCACTGGGATGACATTGCCGGCTACGCTCAGCTACCAAAGAAATTTAACCATGGCAAATAGACCCGGTATGACCATCCCTGACGGATGTGCATTTACCTACGCGAACAAGAAGGATGCTGTGTGTGCTACACCCGGGTGCGACCGTGTGTCTAAGAATGTCAACCGTTATTATTTGTTTAAATACGGAGACAAAAAGATTTGCCGGCTGTGTGCTCGAGAGAGGAAAATCATATAAGAAAAACCCCCGCTATGGGGGCTTTCTTTTTGTGGGGAAGTTGGTTTATTCAGCCTGACCGAAGAGATCGCCGGCAACATCAATTGGCTTGGTCGCGTAGGTAGCCATGATTGCTGCTAGTTCTGCCTTTCGTTCGTCTGTAGCTGGGTTAGCCATCACTGAGTACTTAGTTTGGAAACCAGTACCAGATTTATCAATCGTGACGGTGTACTTCCCTGTTGGGTCTCCCCAGTTAGGGTTGTTTTGGAGCTTAAGAAGCTCTTCACGAACACCTTTCTGAGTGAACTGTGCAAGCTCAAAGTTTTTAGTTTTGAAGTTGTACACTGGCATCGCCCAGTAGAATTGTTGCTTCTCCTTTTCTGAACCAATGATGTTGCCGGACTTGTCTTTGATGTCTTTCATTCGGCAGTCATCTGGTAATGGTTCATCGAATACTTCTGCTTGCCGTACCGGACCACCTTCGTTTCGCCAGTATTGGTAGCCAGTGACCGCTGGACCAACAATGAGAATTTCGGTTTGTCCCGGTTCAATCGTTAGATATGATGAGCCGGCTGCTTCTCCTTTAACATCTTGAGGTAGTGACATAGGTTTGTTGTTTGTAGATTATTGTTTATATGTTGTTCTTTATCCCCACATCTGCTAGTATACAGTCTGGTAAGTAGCAAGCATAGTGCTATACTGTGGACAATGTCAAAGTTACTACTGCCAAAGAAATACTTGTCGTATTCCGCGCTCGATTTATGGACTCGGGACCCACAAGAGTATCGAAAGCGGTACTATCTGGGAGAGCCATACTTCTCGACACCGTACACTGAGTTTGGAAACTTAATCGGTGGAGCGTTGGAACGTCGAGAATGGGAGCACCCTGCATTGGCAGCAGTTCGAGGGAAGGTTCCACAAGGAACACACCCAGAGCATAAGATTGAAGTAGAAATTGCCGGCGTACCTATTCTTAGTTACCTCGACGACTTCCATCTTCAGACCTACGCTATCGAAGAGTACAAAACAGGTATTCGAGACAAGCAAGGTAATGCACCTTGGGACCGTGTGAAGGTTCGCAAGCACAAGCAACTTACACTGTACACACTTATGGTCAAAGCTAAGTATGGGAATTGGAACCCAGACATACAGCTTACATGGATGGAAACAGAGTGGACACGAGTGTGTGAGAAAGTGCAGTTTGGAGCGGGAACAATCGAAGAGTGCCAAGTAGGTCTCCGCCTCACTGGTCATGTCGAGACGTTCAAGCGAACAATCGCTGAGTGGGAACTGGACCGGATGGAGAAGTTTATTAGAGATACTGCGGAAGAAATTAGCGAAGACTACAAACTATGGAAAAAAATATCACAACCGAAGGTGCCAATGGTCTGCCCGAGCTAACTCCTGAGCAGCGTCAAGCAATCATTAGCGACCACCACCGCCAAGGCGGACTCAAGGGGGGAGCTACTATGAAGAAGCGAGGGCGTGCTTACTTTGAAGAGATTGGACGCAAGGGAGCACAAGCTCGCTGGAATAAGAACAAAGAAAATGAATCTAACGCCACAAATTGATGACCAGTTGAACGAGTACTCAATTATCTGTAACCGCATCAAGAAAGATGAGGCACGCAAGAAAGTCTTGCAAGGAATGATTGAGAGTGAACTTGGTCCCGATGCAGAAGTGAAGAAAGATTATGGAACATTCAAGATGGTCTCACGTACATCGTATGAGTACAGTAAAGACTATCAAGAAGCTGAGGAGGATTTGAAGATTCGTAAGGTTGAAGAGCAAGAGCAAGGAATTGCCAAGCCAACAACCGTTTATGGTCTCCGATATACGTCTCCGAAGGCTGAAAAATAGGATGCTACCTACGTCTCACTTTACCTCGCGAGGCAAACGAAAACCCCCATTTGGGGGTCTTTTGTTATCGGTGTAGGTATGCGAGTACTTTGTTGACGTGAGCGCAACTGTCATACTCAACTCCGTATCGGTTCACTCCGCGACTACATTGTGTAGCCCCACCAGCGTTCCATCGAAGCGCAATCTGACGTGCGTTCATGCCTTGGTCCACCCATTTTTGCACCATCTGCGTTACTACATAGCGTTCTCGTGCGTAGCTGTCCAGTGGTTTCCACTCACCGTACACTTCTTGCACGAACAGGTTCCATGTAGATTCCATGAACTGCCAGCACCCAGATTCTCCTGAGCGACCAGCCATTTCACAGTTAGCCCCGGCACCTTCAGCATGTTTGAGCGCATCAACGATGGCTCGTACATCCGGGGCTACTAAAAAGACAGGTCTGCTTCAATCTTCTCCAATGCACCGTCATTGCTGTCAGTGATTTGAAGACGTACTTCTCGCTCAATCTTTAGGTGCATCTCTTTTTCAATACGGTCAGCCGCTTCTTTTTTGGCTGCTTCGATGTCAGAAGATGATGCGGTGATTGCTTCTGCAATAAGTTCTTGAGTCGCTTGCTCGAGCAGTTCTGCTGCTGTTGGCTTAGCGACTACGGCATCAGTAGATGTCGCACTTACTTCCGGTCGGTTATAAACTTCTGTGGTATTACCTCCAAGCAATACATACCCTAGCGCAATAACAATTCCCAGTCCTAGAAAGACACCTATGGTGCGTTTCATACTTGTTTGGTCTTAACGAATAAAGGAGGCTTTATGCCCCCTTACATCTATTATCGCAGTCTATAGCAGACTGTATAGCATACTGTGTGGAAAACTATCGCTTGGCCGAAACGAATTCTTTGAGTGCGTACAAAATAACGTTAATCATAGGCACCAAAAAGGCATATTGAGCAGGAACTTCGGTATCTTGCCAAACCATAATAAGTGTGGTGACAATTGTTGCCGATACTGACCAGCCGATAACTTTGAGTACTGCAATAAGATTTGCTTTTGTAAAGGTGTATTTCATGTCGAAATTAAATTAGAAATTCGTAATAGTTGTTTGGTCGTTGCTGTCAACTGTTCAGCAAGTGTGTAGGTTGGCTTGAGGTCCCAGTCAATATAGAGAGACGGGTCCCTGAAATCACCTTTCTTGCCGTTGACATACGTTCCAAAGTTCTCCCAATGTAGGTGGGTACCTTTGTTGGTGTAACGCTCAGAAATAGGAACGTATTGTCCGGCAACAAACACGTTGCCAGAGTTACTCATGGTCGCCACGATTTTACCTCGATCAACATAGTCTCCAACTCTTACTGGGAAGACGGGGCCGGTGTGCCAGAATAGGTGGAAGGTATTAGATTCCATACCGAACATAATGACACCAAATCCTTTCTTCAGTGGCTCTGTGGTATTGGGTGTAAATTTATCACCGGAGAAGGCAATAATCCTCACGTCTTCGGGGGCTACAAGAGGAACGCCTTGTCCAAAAGACGTAATAACAGAGATCATGTCAAGACCTTTGTGTTCGCTATGAAAACCTTGGCTTATTCGAGCCGGGGTAGCGTCTTTGTATGGAATAGTGTAGCGCATGGCTATTCTTTATTTGGTGCCTCAATGATTCCGAGTCGACCCTTTAGCTGCTCGATGCCGACAAGAATGGCTGTAATATCGTCACCAATATCATCTACTCGTTGCTCAACAGCCTCAATATCCTTGGCGTTTTGTTCGACCTTAGCTTGCATAGTGGCAGCCCATGAAAAGACGGCCCCTGATTGTAAAATTACGGCAGCAATAAGACCGATAATCCATCGGTGGGTATTACTAAGTTCTTCTTTGGCTGATACTTCTGTCATACGTTTTATATATTGTAACATTCCCACTCAGTTATTTCGGTGGTGTAATCAACAGCTAAGAGCCGATGCCACGCATCGTAAGGCTTGGGGCTGGTGAACCGCCGCCTCCACCACTACAGGTACTTGGGGTATCAGTCACAAAGGTAGGAGTGTTTACACCGGACATTGTGTTACTGTTACCGGAATTATCAGCATATGTGTTATCACACGTCCATTCCACCTTTAGGTTGGATGTTGAACCAAGTACATTACATATGTTATCAGCAATTTCAGTGCCAGTACGAATAGTATCCCAAATACGAACAAGGGAGAATTGTGCATCAATATAGAATCCCGCTGTAACCGGATCGGTTTGTCCAAGTCGTAGAGCTGAAATACCATCGTATAGAGCAGTTGCCCCAGAACCAAAGTTAGTACCAGTACCGGCACCGGCACTTACACCATCAAAGTACCATGCCATTTTGGTGGCCGCTGAGTTAGCAACGGTACAAGTCATAGCTACGTGATACCAAGTATCAATTGTCATTGTTTTGTCTATCTTCCCTTCAAAGAAGTTGGTAGGAGTTCCACCAGTAAAGAAGTAAAACTTAAACCCCGGAGTCCCCGAGTAGTTGTCATAACCCAATTCATAAGAACGGTTAGTTGTGTTGGCTGTAGACTTTTGGACTAAGAAACGACCAACACCAGAAGACAATGTCTCTTTCATTTTTACCCACAACTCAATAGTAATATTACCAGTAATGGAGATACTGGCATTGTCAGCAATGGTTGTATATTGACTACTGGCCCGGGTTAGTCGTAATGATTGTGTTAGCCCATATGCCATACTATTTTTTTACTTCGTTACCAAATAGGATCATCGGGTTATCCTCCCCGGTCCATTCAATCGTGTTGTAGAGACGGCCATTCTTTTCCATCAGGATGGCGGAGAATGAAGCGTCGTGTTTGTTTTTAGACCACTCCAAAAGAGCCGCCCAGAAGGTCAGCTCAGGATGTGCTTGACAGTACTCTGTAAATTCTTTGAGGGTGTTTTCCATAATTACATGTCATTTACATATGACTGCTTGAAGTTAGCAGATACAGTCGCCCGTAGTGTATCTAAACCGGCTACTGCATTAGCTCGTAAGGCTCCAAGATTATTGAGCTTAGTAAGTTGTTCTAGTCGATTAAAGTCTCGGAACCATTTATCTTTATCAATCTCAGCTTGCGTTTGTGTGACGGTTGTTGTCGTCGGAACATAAGCACCAATGGGTAGACTGGCACTGAATGTTTCAAGCTCATTTAGAATTTGTAGGCGTGATTTTATTTTTGCATTTAGGTCTTCTGCTCCACGGACACGAATGTCTTCAGTCCACGTTTGAACACCGTCAGTAAATTCCACATCGACTTTGAATTCGCCGTTGAAGAATGACTTCGATTTGATTGATGAGGTAAACATATTATAGGTAAGCTAGATTAACAACGATTTCGTTAGCAGCTACCGCAGTAGTACCAGCGTCAGTTGCTTCAGTAGTAAGAGCAAAAGCGATTCCGGTTGAGAAACTGAGACCAACAGTCGGGACTGGGATGTTAGTACCGGCACCAGCGGTGTTACCCGGAATAGCTAGAGTAAGAACTGGCACGTCTGTACCTACCGTTGGAGCTGAGGCTTTGTTGTAGAGCTTGAGGTATCGAACAGCGGCGTTGACGTTGGATGCAGTAATCATGTAGACCTGACCCGCAGATGCTTTAACAGAGGTAGCGTTGGTAGTAGCGGCTGAGACAAGTTTGTATGGAGTAGCACCACCAGCAGTGTGAGCGTAGTTAGCGTGGATTTGCTTACGATCAAGAGTCATTCGGGCAATACCAGCATCACCTTCGTCGACAGAGTCAGTAGCGGTTTCGTCAGCGAGGAATCCAACAGGAAGGATACGAGTAGTCGCTACTGTAAAAGCAGCATCATCCGCTAGTTCACCAGCAAGGCGTACCCACTGTTCACCGAAGGCAGATACTTGAGGTACTACGTAGTCGCCAGCCGCAGGGGTCTCGGCGGTCGGAGTATCACGGCGAACCATTAAGTTAGCGACTCCAGTATCAGTAGCACCGATAGCTGAATCACGAGCTTTACCAAGAGCAGTAGCGGCCGTGGTTGGAATCAATGAAGTGATTGTAGTCGAGGTCAAGGTGACGGCGTGACTTTGTACACCAGGAATCGGCTCAGTAGCATAAGTACCCGGGGCGAAACGCCAGACTTGCGTACCTGATGTATAGGCAGTAGCGCGAACTCGGAAGTTAGTAAGAGCGTTAACTGAAAGTTCCCAAGCATAAGCAGGGGCAGCCGACAAGTTACCTGTAGTAGTTTCAACAGTGTTGGCATTAGAACGAACTGCTTGTACACCAAACCAAGTAGTTCCATTGTCGATAGAACCTTCAAAGGTTACGTTAACGGTTGAGAAGGTACCCGTACAGTAGATAGTAAGGTTTGAGTATCGAGATACATCAAGAGAAACGGTATCTCCGTTACTGGTGATGTTGTCTGTATATACAGTAAGAGATGGTGGGTAACTTGATGTCTTAAGTCGTCCTGTCTCGTCGAAAAGGAAAGGGTGAACATCACCATCGGCTGTTATTGGCGTAGTGTCAGCATCATGTCGTACACCACCAGCCATCTGCAACCCGCCCGGAGTATAGGCGGCATCTTGTGTTTGGACCGTTGCCGCAAGTACGCCAGTATCAGCGTCAATAGTAGCAAGAACCGCTTCAACCGCATCGGTTTGAGTGATGAGAGTATCAAGTTTAGTATTTGAAGCCGTGACCAAAGTCTCAATACCATCAACGTGGCCGATGACAGTGTCGAGTTTGGTGTTTGTAGCTGCAACGAGAGTTTCAAGCGTGTCAACGGCAGCAAGAATAGCACCCGTGTCAGCATCAATGGTAGTGAGTAGAGCTTCAAGTCCATCAACAGCGGCGAGGATAGAGGCTTGGTTAGCAGCGGTAGCGGCACCCGTTGGGAGTTGGTAGGCAACACCATCTTCAACAAGAACCATGAGTTCGTCTGTATCAGACATTGTCGTGGTATCGTATTCAAGAGTGAGAACATCACCTGTAAGCGAGCCACCCTTAGCGGTGTCGGCAAAGTTGTAGATGATGATTTGGTCGGTGACGTTAACAATGAGCTGGATACCAGCTAGAGTTACGTCAGAAAAAGACGCGTGCGTAATTGTTTTCGCTGAAGCGTCAAAGGTTGGAGATGTTAAACGTATTTTTGCCATATTATTATAATGATACCGCGTATGCGATTGCTAATTCCTCACTTATCCCAGCTCCTCCGGTAGTACTAACGACTGGGTTATTTGGGTCAGTATTGTCGACATTGATTCCAGTCCCGGCTACAACACTAGCGATTCCTCCGCCTGATCCTGAAGAATTGATGACATAAGGGTCGGCAAGTGTTCCTGAGCCAGTGATTGTCACGTTAGTGCCGGCAACGATGAGTCCGGCAATAGTTGAAGCAGTGGCTTGTCCAAGTAGGAAGTTACCTTGTTCATCTTGAGGTACGCCATCAAGACGTACATCAGTGAGGGCGCGAATAGAAGCTACTGAGGCACCAAGGCGAACAATCTGTTGCGGCATGGTACTTACTCGAGCGTCGATGAGTTCCTCGATTTGCTTACGGTCGATGACGAACTTCTTGTCCTTCTGCTTTGGAAGCTGAGTAATAACACGACGAACCATTTCGTCAAGGTCAAGGACCGGAGTGTCACCCTTATCACCTTTCTCTCCCTTGTCACCTTTAACAACCGGAAGTTTAGAGACGTGCTCGGCTACCTTAGCGTATGTGTAGCGAAGAATCTTTTCGTAGTCGACAACCGCATCCTTACCATCTTTCGGGACCCGGATCATCGCTTGGATGTCACGACGAATCTCAGCGATTTCTCGCTCAGTGAAATAGTCCTTACCCTTAACCGGGGTATAGCCATCGTTACCTTTGTGCATCTCTTTCTTCAGCTCCATTTGAGCTTTGAATTTGGCTTTTTCGAGAGCAAATTGTCCTTTAGTAATCTCGTCCATATTGTTTATATAATACCATTATTATGCGGTGGATTCTGCGATTGGTGTGTACTATTGGTCTAGTTCCTTGAGTTCCTTCAACTGCTTAAAAACCTCATCAGAAATGATTTTCTTTTTTCGAAGTTCAACAATATAGGCTTGAGCATCTTCCGGTGACGACTTCTGTATTTCAAGGAATTCACTGTAGATATAGGCAGCTCGAGTACCATCCTTAACCGGCAAGTCTTCAAGGGCAGCTTCTACTTTAGTAAGACCACGCTCTTCAGCCTTACGAGCCTTATTGATAGCGTTGTAGAGCGGTCGGTTTTCATCAAAGATGCGCTTTAGCTCAATGTTTGCTTGGTCTTTGGGCATATTACGAAGCTCGGCAAGCGTTGAGTCGGCCAGTTTTTTGATCTCATTAGATTCCCCTCGAGCTTCCGTTCGAAGATTGTAGATTTCTTCTAGTTGGTCAGCTTCAAGTTTGTTACCAGCAGCAGAGTTAAATCGGCGAGCCACACTTTCTGGGATAGAACGACCACCAACAACTTCCTCACCACGGATACGGTCAGCCGCGTTAAGGATTTGAGGACCAACACCACCAAGGGTGTCATTGATGAATTGTTCAGTCTTGATGGGTGAGGTACCAAGAACACGGGCAATGTCAGTGGCGGTGCCGGAGGTGGTGTCTTTTACTTGCTGCTCGGCCGGAAGGTCTTGCATTGACTTTGGAACAATGTCGTAGCCGGTGAATAGGTTCTTATTAGTGGCCGCTTGGATAGAAGGCTTAATGATTTGTGGAGTGAGTGATGAAGCTGGATTACTGAGGTCTGTAGGCGATACAGTTCGAAGCAGATTAGCAGCAGCTTCAGCAAAACCGACTTCATCAAGTCCTTGCGATGCTTCAATTGGTCGGCGAACAAAGTTCGTAAATTGTCCGACTCCCGGTGGTAGTGGAATCTTAATGACGTTCCATCGACCATCTTCACCCTTTACCGGGTTAGGCGGTACGATAATGAAGTTGTTTTCTTTCTCGTAGTCTTGGATGTCTTCATAGGCTTTCTTTCGTTCTGGGTCACTAAGATTCCAGTAGGTAATAGTTGCGGCCGGCAGCATGAGAGTCGTAGCGATCTTGGTTGTGGTTTTGACCGGCTTATTTTTGAGGTTACGAACAAGGAGTCGTGAACCTTGGATACCAGCGTTAAGGTAGAGGATGGTATTGTTCATTACTGTACCCCACTCACCACGACGAGCAAAGTTGGTAGAGTTCTCTCGAGCGGCTCGAGCGGCGATAGTACGAGCTTGGGCTTCAGTGGCACCTTCAGCAAGAGCCGCTTGTTTATTACCAAGGTACTGTTGCATACGTGTCACTTCTTCTGAGCGACCGATAGCATCCTCAACAGCGCGGAACCATTGTGATGGATTCTTAGCAATGTACATTGCTTTACTGACCCGACTCTTATCAGCTACAACAGACTTAAGGGTAGGCTTCACTGAGTCACGAACAACATCAAAGGATGTCATTAGAGCACCCTCAGAAAGCATTTCATCATAGAGCTTACCGTGACCAATAGCATTACCGAGTGCTGGAAGGAATACTTTAGGATTGGCAATAGAAGAACGTAGACCTTTATCCGACATAATAAATGCACTCATCTGGTCACGCACGACGTTAGCGGCAACGAACGGTACGTTGACACCAGTGATACCAAGACGAGCAACACGTAGAGGGAAGGCAAGAATCTTACCAAGGATATTCATACGCTCTACGTCAAGAGCCTTGGCTGCTTTAGCAACGTCAGTATCTACTTCCCAAATTTCTTTCTTACCATCACGAAGGACACTGATAGTGCTCTTATCAGGCGCGGCATCAGTGGTCTTGGTGATCTTTCGAAGGCCGAATGGATTACCCTTAATGTCAGCATATGAAGTAAGAGTAAGTGCGGCTTTGTTTTTCTCGCCTTGTTGAACAGCCTTACTAGTAAGTTCAAGAAGCGACTCAAGAGGAGATTCAATCTCACGCTCAGAGCCGACAATCTTTTGAACAACTGATTGCTTACTGAGTGAAGCGACACCAGAACTGCCAAAACCACCGGCGTTAGCTAGTTCATCTTCAGAGAAGACACGTTGGAATGGAACGTAGTTAGGGTACTTTTCGAGCAGTGAGTCCTTGAGTTCTTTACTGATCAGGCCACTGTCGACCATATAGTTGAGACGCTCTACGTTGTACTTCTGAATCTCTTTAGCGGCGTTCTCAAACTTTGGTCCTAGTTCTGCCACCAGTGCTGCGTCCGCTTCAGCGTTACGACCAGTTCGGATGCCCTTTGAATTGAGGTCAGTAGCGTGCTTGGCTGTGAGGTATTGGTCAAAGGCATCGAGATCAGCTTCGTCAATAGACTGTACTGCCTTAGCGAAACCCTTCTCTTTTACGAAAGCTGAGGTGATTGCTGGGGCATTGAATACACGGTCAATATTATCTTTGATGTCTGACTTTGTCGACATTCCAAGTGGGTCTGACTTTTTGGCTTTATCTACCCGACGTTGAATTGGAGACGTGAAGTCGACCATCTTGTTCTCGAGATTTTGGAGGAACTCAGTAGTCTTAGTCTTAAGAGACTTGTCACCTCGAGCAGCTTCACGTAGCTGTGTTTGTTGCTTTACATAAGTTGGAACATCTACCTTGCCGGCAGGAGTTTTAGGAATGTCAAATTGCTTAGGAGTCTTTGGCTTTGGAGTGACCACCTTTGGTGGCGGAGTTACATCAATAACCTCGGCCGTATCAATACCCAAGGCTCGCATTGCTGCTAGGCGGTGTTTACCATCCTCAACAAAGATATTGCCATCGCCGGCTTGCACACGAAGTGGTTCTAGTGGTTCACCTTTAGATAGCTTCTCTTTGTAAAAATCTACGCGTGCGTTGTCTAGTTCTTTATAACCGGATGCGTCAGCAGCAATAAGATCGTCAACGGTAATCTCGTATACTTTCTTATTACCAACTTTTCGCGTGGTGTCAATAAGCATCCCCGCACCTTTACGTGCAGTCATGACTTCCTCAAGAGCACGTCGTACTGGTTTACCGCCACCAGACAGGTCGGCAGCGATGCCAAGTCCGGCAAGAGGAATTGCAAAGCCTTTGGGAAGTTTCTTACCAGTAGTTTCTTCGATAAAATCTAGGCCAGCTTGACCATATGTCGGAATATCTTTAACTGTGGTGTCACCAAGAATCGCGCGAGAATAGGCGTTACCACTTGGGTCTATTTCGGATGGGAAGGGCTGGCCGGGAAGTGCTAGATTACCAGCAGTGATACCAACAGTTCCTACAGTACGGGCAGTTCCTTGAAGGACTTCCTTACCAAACTTGGCAACTTCAACACCGCCTTTAATAGTGGTATCCACCATTTCACGAGCAGTGAGATTAGTTTGTTGCGGCGTAGACTGTGCGGTCGCCGTTTCTGCTACAGGCATCCGTACTGGCTGTTTTGGTACACCGAAGACAGGCTTAGGTGCAGCCTGTGTTGGTTTAAGAAGCAGTGGGTTTGTTGTGTAGAGTGACTTCTTACCATCTACAATTATTCCCCTGACCCTGCTTTGTAAATCTTCAAGTAATCCCATATTTTTTATAGAGGTTCGTATTCTTCTTCGTCGTCCTTCTCATCTTCAGCCTTTAGTTGTTCGTATCGTGCCTTCAGTTGTTCCGTCGTACTGAATTTAGCTCCGTTACCTTGAGCTTCCTGAATAATCATAGATCGGAATTTTTCTGGGATACTGAGGAAGTAACGGATAGTACTGGCACCACTAAGGTTGGCACTTTGTACTTGATTAGTTTGAGTTGGGGTGAGGTCTAGTTTTGCAAACTTACCGTTTGGTAGGAGAACACCCTTACCATCAACGTACTCACCTTCCGAGTAACCGAGTCCAAGTGGGCCACCATCGAGACCGTTACTGGCGTTCTTGGCAAATTCCTTAGCGTACTTCTCAGCTTCTTTCTTGAGGTCATCAGTGTACTTAGTAGTTCGTTCACGTAGGCGACGAGCGTACTGTTCAGTAATTCGGTAGACCTCTTTATCAGCGTCTTGACGAGCCTTGAGAATTTCTTTGACTGACTTTTCACGGTCAATAGTAATGTCTTCCTCGATACCAAGAATGAGATCATCTGCTTTGTTTTCAATCTCATCAATGTCTTCATTGAGACCAATCTCGATTTCTCGTTCAGCAAAATTAAAGGCTGACTCGATTTGATTGACTTGGCCTTGATACTTAGTCTCGAGAGTTTGTAGAGCAAGAGGGGCTGCACCAGTAGTGTTGAGAGCACCGAGCTTAGCAAGCTGAGCTGTCATGTAGTTCTTGGCTGCAAGACGATTCTCTTCAATCTTAGACTTAGTGATTTCAACATCAGCTCGATTGCGCTCAATAGTAAGTTCAGCCTTTTCGCGAACAGTTCGTTTAGCATCTTTTTCTTGTTCCTCAATAAGACGCTTACGCTCGGTAGCTTGTGCTTGCTTCATCTGAAGAACACCCATAGTCTTTTCATCACCGAAGTAAAGAGTTTGTAGCTCTTTAGGAATGTTAGACACACGCATGATCTCTTGTTGTGCAATGCTTGATTCTGGTGCCATCTCTTCAAGAGCCATTTGCTGTGCTTTTGGATCGGCTTCAGGATTAGTAAGGCTGGCAAGGTATTGGTCAGCGGTCTGAATGTTTGGTCCACCAGCCTCCGCTTGTGCTTGTTGGAGTGGAGTGCCGGCTACCGGAGCAGCGATGTTACGAGAAACGCCTTCAAGTGTTCCACCCTTCTTTATGAATTTGTCAAGAGTCTCTTTAAATTGCTGGTTAGTGTTGTACGCGTTGTACAGTTCTTCAGGATTACTGAAAAGTTTACCGATTTCTTTAGAAGTAACTTCAATAGTATTTTTAGCCGCTTCATCCTTAAACTCTTTTGGCTCGAACGGATCGTTGCTGACATCATTAAGAGCAAAGCCGAACTTGTCGACAGCTCGCTGTGTTTGTTTGAGAGTTTCTGGGTTAAAGGCAAATGAGGTATTGGCTGAGACTTGACCAGTACGCTTGGCCTTTTCTTGCTGAACAATACGAGAGGCTTCACCAAAAGATTTACCGAGCAGAGCCTTACTGTCAAAGAGACCGTCAAGACCTGTAGATTTAAGAAGTGAACTAGCTTGAGACGCTGAAAGACTATCACCAGCCTGTGACTTAGAGCCGCCAGATTTGACAGTCTCCTTCACTTGACTCGAGACCTCATTTTGTGTTTCCTCGTCTTCGAAACCGAGACCAGAAGAACCACCCAATTGTGCGGCATTGAGCTTGGATGGATCATAGCTAGGAGTATCTTTCGATGGAACTGAAGGTACTTTTGGAGATTTATTATTTGCTGCAATCGTCAAAATGTCTACCTGTTTTTTGGCAGCATCTATTTGCTTTTTTAAAGCTCCAGCTCGAAGTTTACTTATTTTGGCCATATGTTGTTACTAATTATATCATTACCCCACTGAATTTATTTTGCCGGGACTGAACATCTTTTGTGGTTTCTTGTGACCTGTCAGAAGGAATTGGGCAATAGAGAACGTCTCGTTTTTATTCCCATTTGAAAGTCCAATGATGACCGCCTGTGGTTTGATCAAGAAAGAAATACGTTTCTTTTGGAACGGAGAAACCGTACCTGTGCTGGTATTACCAACAGAGAATATCTTCTCTCGCTCAGTGGTGATGTCTTCTCGTTCATCACGGACAGTTACCGTAACGAAACCATCAAGGTCTTTGAAGAGGAGGTCTAGGTAACGGTAGAACCGGAATGAGTTAAAGACATCATCTTCAATACGCTTGAAGAAGACTGATGAGTCGATGGCGGTAATGATAGATACTGTGTCTTGAGTCCAATCTACTACCGTGTCAGTAGGAACTTGAGCGTAATAGATGTCATCAATCGTTCCATCAAAAGATGCTGAGCGAGTAATGATTAGACCCTCGAGGCCACTGTACGTACCAGAAAAAGCAGTTGGACCAGAGCCGGCATTGATGACTGTTGCGGTACCCGTGGTGCCAAGTTGTACTGTAATAGTACCTGTTGTACCAGTCACAGTAATTTGACCGACGTAACTATCTCCTTCGTTAGCACTGATGTCTTTTTGGATATTGTATTGAGATACGTTTAAAGTACTGAAACTAATTTCATCACTGTAAGTAGTGCCGTTTGCGTTTATAGCGAAAGCACGAACGTAGTAAGTTGTGTTAACAGCCAATCCCGTGGCAGTTGCGTCGTATGCTCCTACTGTTCCGGCAACACTAATCTTTGCGTCAGCAACGGTCGGTAGTGTAGTAGTACTGTATACAAAACCTCGATCTGTAATTGTAGAACCGTTATCAGATGTAACTTCAGCATTAAATGTTGCTGAAGTGAGTGCAATGCTTGTTGCGGCACCCTGTGTTACAGATGGTCCAAATGGATAAAAAGAACCGGTGCCTCCATTATAGAGGAGTGCTCGCTCAGTAGCGTCAATGACACGATCGTAAATAATCCATTCATCGAGATAACCGTCAACGGGGGCGGCCCATGGTGAACCACCATCGGCAGTGTTACCTAGAGCAAATATGTTACCAGTAGAACCGGAACTGCCTGATTCGGTTGCTGTACCTTTTGATACGTTGTTTAAGAAAAGTTCGTAGCTCGAACCAGACTTTGTAAGTATGACGTGATACCAAGTACCTGTAGTAATTGAAGAAGCACCTGTAGTGATTGCATTATCTGTGGCGTTTAGATACAGGACGAATCGGTCAGCACTAACATAAAGAAGCTGTCGCTTATTACCACCAGAAGTGGTCAAGTTGTCAAGGATGTAACCACCCATCGTGTTTAGCTTGATCCATCCGGCATAGGTGGCTGAGCTAGTAGTACTAAAGCCCATTGCATTGGCAACAGATAGACGCTTTGTTGTACTGAACGGACCGGCCGCTTTATTTTTCTTTCCATCAGTCGTGAAAAGAACAGTACCACTATTGGTAAGCGGGTTAGAACCAAATGAATCATTAGCGTTTTCTAACGCATAGTATGATCGAAGATTATCAATTATAGACATATTATGCTATTTCCATATTACCGTTGCCCACGTCCCATGCCCAGCCGCTACCGTAGTACCAACTTCGTAATGTTGGATCAGTAGTGAATGTCTCCTTCTCAATATCTCGAATAGCCGTATCGTTTAAAGATGAAGCACCAGTAATACCAGCCACGCTTTCAGCGATTCGTATTCGTCCATCTTCTGAAATGCGTGTACTCATATTATGCTACTGAACCTTGTGTGTTGTTTGTTGTTCCGATTGGTGTGAACTTGATGTATGAATTGGCTTTCATGAGTGGTGTAGTCGGTGCGGCTGAGAAGTTAATCTGTGGGGTGACTGTACCACCAGCGTTCATACGGATGATGCCCTTGAAGGTGATGTAGACTGCGGTAGAAGCTGTGGCGTTGACTACAGTACTAGCAACTTGATTGATCCAAGCAGAGCCGTGAGTTGCGCCGGTAGTGTTTACTGCGACGTTTTGGGCAAGTGCTTGGTAAGTGATTGAAGTAATACTGGCTCCGCCACCAAGAAGGAAGGCTAAGGCTGTGGTACAAGTAGTACCGGACTTATCAATGAAATAAGCACCCTCAAATTCGTATGTACGCGATGCTTCAAGAGTAAATACGTCACCCGTAGTAGGGAAGGCAGATTGCACACCAGAAGCGGCCGACAGAGAAAAGTCAGAGCCGACAATAGAGTAGTTCAGGCGAGTATCAAGAAGACTTTTTACCGTCATCTTTTTAGAGATCGGTGTGCCTGATGGGTCATCAACAACCTCAAGCAGATCAACTTCTGCTGGTGTTGTTAGTTCTGTGTATTCTGTGATTTTTACTTCTGCCATATTTATTCTGTTACTCGGATAAGATTTTGTGTTTGACTATCTGCTGCTTCCACTGTCCATTTGATTACACCGTAAGGAGCGTCACTATTAGTAGTGTAGATTATACCATCTATAATAGCAGACGAACGGAATCGAGCCTTGTCACGACCTGTGTATTTTGTCCAACGATTACTGTAGAGAAGGTGGCAAACAAATGTGCAATTGTTCTCAGTACTCGCGAGCGGGACAGACATGTGAAATCGTCGGTCATTGTAAAAGACGGAGACTTTTTCATATGAAGATACCGGGATTGTCTTTAGCGTTTCTTTAATCTCATTGGAGATAACTGAAGCGTTGACACCGAGCACACCGATTTGCTGGTCTTTGTAGCCGATCGAACGTACTTCTCGGCCAGTGAAGAACCATACGTCGTTTTCTACCCAAGTTACCGAACGGGTTGAACAAGCTCCGTAGTTGTTTGATTGCAGCTCGAGCTTAGGGATGAAGAGAGATACTACTTGGTCATACACGAAAGTAAGTTTCCAAATACTAGCAGTCTTGAAAATAAGAAGAGTGCCGTAGTAGTTGACTAGGCCAACAACAAAGTCAGTGCCAAGCGGTTTTAGAACATCGGTTGGTGTGAATGTAGAAGGTACTCCGGTGTTTGAGTAATAGATACTAAGCGGTTCAGCAGTTACACCAGCAATAAAGAGTCGGTCTTCAAAAATCTCAAAGATGTTACCTTTTGGTGCCGAAGCATATTCAGTAAAGGTAGTTCCATTCCACTTATAAAGACTTTCGATGGCGTTGCCCAAGTATAGTTCATCATTGTATACAACGTAACCAAATTCAGCATCCTCGGTGAAGGTTGGAGAATTAGTGATGTCATACCACTGACGATCTTGATAAGAGTAATTTTGCAGTTTTGTTCCTTTGCCGCGAATTAGATAACTTGTACCGTTTTTCTTTTTGTAGTTAAAGAGACTATGATCTCGAGTAGATGTAGTTGTGCCAACAGGAACAGAGCCGGTGTCTTTAATCAGAGACCCTTCATCAACATAGTTCATGTTGGTTGGGACTGAACGACCAGCAGAATCATCAACGTCAACTGCCTCGAGCAGATTGTCACGCTTGATTGTGAATTCTTGTTTGTTGTAAGGCATAGTTAGATGAGACGTTGGTCTGTGAACATTACGCCACCGGTCTTATTCTTTTCTTCGTAGCCGGATTGAACAGCAAGGCGGTCCTTCATCTCTTGCTTGAATCGGGCTTGGTAAAACTCAGTGAGAGTTTCATCTTGGAGGTCCTCGTGTGCGCGGTAGATGGCACCATAGACAATTGGCTCATGGAAGTAACTGTCGATTGTTGGATTGATGAGAGCGGTCAGTTCTTCTGGCTGAGGGAAGAACTTAATATCAAGCGAGGTGACTGTGTCTGGGTAGACTTTTAGTTCACCGCCTTCGATAGTGATTGCTCGTTCAAACTGTTGACGGTCAAAGTCAGCAATGGAGACTTCCTCATAGAAGTTGCCAGATGAATCATATGCACTTCCGTACAGGGTGCCAAAGGTTGCTGGCAACGTACAAACACCAGAAACACATGTGATGGTGCTGTTCTCAATACTCGCATTAGGGAAGAGCTGTTTCCAAACATCCTGATAGGCAAGGTTGATGTACAGCAAAAGAGTGGTTTCTGAAATAATTTCAGTACCAGACTCGAGGATTTTACGTCGTACACTGTTGATGATGTCTGATGTTGTCATGTTGATTATATAACCTATAAGCCCACCCACGTAGTGTGAGTGAGCTTGAGGTTAGGCAATCGTTGCTCGAAGTACAGCACCTCGTCCACGGTTTCCTTCGAAGACCTTTCGGCCCCAGACAAGGAGACCTTTACATGTAGATACGAAGGTATTTGGGTCTGACTCACTTGGGAGTACAGATACTTTCATAATCTGTGATGCAAAAGCCATGAACTCAGTAGTACCAGCGAAGAACCAGTAACCAGTAGTGTTGTTACCATCAACGAGTTCTGAGAAGATCACGTCGAAGTTAGCAATTTTACCGATCTTACCCGCCTTTACAACATCGTTGTATGCAGACTCAACTGCTGGGATAAATTCTGGGGCTTGTCGCACAATACCTTCAAATGCAGCGTTAACTACAATGAATCGTCCGGCTCGTGGTGTAAGAGCTTGACTCATTACAGTTCCGAGTTGAACAAGGTATTGGTAAACATTACTCTTTGTAAGAGCAATCGCTGTAGCAGCAGCAATGGTGTAAGTAGCACCAGCACCAATCGCACCACCTGAGTATCCTGTACCATCGAGGTCAGTTACGGTGATAGATGTTGCTGAGGTGTAAGCGGTAACAAGGTAGTGAGTCGTGTGACCAGCAGCCTTGAAGTAACCACCAACCATTGCAGCGGTAAAGGTAGTACCTGTACCAGTTACAACACCAGTAGTTACAGCAACCGCTACAGTACCAGTTGCATAAGCTGTACCGACAGCGTTCTCACCCTTTACGTTCTTTCGAGCGTAAGCAAGGAGGTCAGCGTCGAGTACTTCAGACATGTCCATCTTTGCGTTTTGAGCGTACTCAGCAATCGCATCAACGTCATTCTGAATCTTGTCAATGTCATCAACAACGAACTTGAAGTACTTTTGTTGATCAATAACAAGGTCTTCGTCTACAGGGTTAAGGTCCTGAGCAACGAGGGTCATGTTCTTAGTATATGTACTAAGAGCAATACGTCCGGCAGTTCGAACTCGAACTCGGTCGCCAGCGTTCTTAATTTCGCCTTCGTACTTCGTGTTCGCAATCAGGTTGTAGATTGTCTCATTGTAGAGAACTTCTACGAGCTTGAGTGAGAACTTAATCGGAGTAAAGGCAGCAAGGTTATTAGCCATACGGGTTTATAGGTTTTTAGAACCACCCCGACAGACTGTTTATTCTCGTAGCTTACCAGAAGCAAGGTCTGCTTCGTATTCTTTCTTCATGGCGGCAAACTTAGCAGGATTCTGCTGAGCAAGACGTTGCCAATCAGCAAGTGACCGATGGACTGAAGGTGCTTTATCACCACCAGTAGGTTCTTCAAGTTGTACTCGTTGAGCGGTTTCTAGTCCTTCTTTGGCACCGATGTCTCGGGCTTTGTCGAACAGATAAGATTTCGCCATCGTCGTTAGAATGTCACTGATGTTGTCAGGTACGTTCTTCGGATTAAAGTACTTGGTCTTGAATTCATCTTTAGCTGCCGCGAGTTCTGGGAATTGGGCTGCGGTCTCGTTGAAAGCTGTCTCCCATTTACTTTCGTTGTACGTTTTTTCAGCAAATGCAATAGATGGTCGTGAGAGAATCTGTTGTTCTGCTTTATTCGTTACAGCGTTAGTGTATGCGAGTAAGTTTTCTTGAGCCTCAGCATCCAAGTTTTCAAAACCGGGATAGAGAATTTCAGAGTCGGTGGAGTGGGTTGGTAATCCACTAGGGGTACCGGCTGCCGGATTAGTTTCCAGTTCAGCAATTCGAGCTTCTAGTTTTTTCTTCTCTTCAAGAAGTGCCTGAGCACCCTTAGCCGAGTTGATAAACTTCTCGCGGTAGTCAACGCCATCATCGCTGATGTGTTCGCTTTGTACAGTTGGCTTCTGTTCCGTCCCGACTTCTGGTGTAGGTGCTGCGGGAGTTACGACTCCTTCTGCTGGCACTCCGCCTTCAGCGGGGTTTGGTGTAAATTCGTTCATAGAGTTTTTGCCGTCCGGTCAAACGGGTTTGGCTAATTTAAATTATAACAGACAACTACGCGTTGTCAGTAGCAGTGTTGTCCACATCTGCTGGTTGCGTCTCAGGTACAGGTGTCGCATCAATGACTACATCTACTACCTCTTCCTCAATCGGGGCAACTACTTCTGCTGTAGCTTGTTCGCCAACAACAGGTACTACTCCGACAGGATCGACTTCGCCAGTTTCGACAACTGGTGCCACAATTTCTTGGGCCGCGTCAAAGTTGGCTTGAAAGTTGTTGTCGGGAATAGCTGGTGTAAGACCAAGCTCGTCACGAACTTCTTGCGGAAGCAAATCTGCATTATGAGTAAGGAACGCTACGTCTGCATCAGTCCAAGGACGAGCAGGAATTTGAAATGTGTTTTCCATATTATGACTTGATACCCATTCGCTTCTCTTGTAACTTGCGCTTCTTTGATTCTGTTGAATCAGGTGTGCAGTCCTTTTTAGATTTCTTCATACTTAGATTTGAGATTCAATTTGTCGCTCTACCATTTGCTTTTCGCGTTCTGGTGTAGCGAGGAATTCTTTTACTTTGATAATAAAGTCAACCTTCATCTTCAGAAACGTGTCAGTGCGCTCATTCAATGTAGCCGACGATAACTTTTTAACAGCATCGTGGTACTCGCCATCAAGGAAGCGAGTAACATCATCATCCGTCAACTTACGACCAGACAAAGCGTCTTGCCACGCGTTAAACGTGCGACGTTCTTCTTCTGACAACTGATCGTAACTTACCCCCAGTTTCCCCAGCATTTTGTTCAGGATGCTCATGCTGGTTGTGGGTTAGGCATCATTGGAGATGGAGTAGAAGTCGCCATCTCAGGAGTTATTGGAGTACCGTCAGGATTCATCATCGGGTTAGCGGCTTGCTGTTCTTCAGCTTGCATCACCTCGTCGATTTCATCTGGGTCCCAACCGAGTAGCTCGAGTTCTTTACGTCGTGCGATACGCACAGCAGTAGCATTGGTAGCAAAAGATTGCTTGATGAACTGTAGTTTTTGGAACTCAACATCGTCGTTTTGTTCACGTTCACTCTTGAGTACAACCTTGGCTTCGTAGCCGGCCGGTACTTTCCAGTCAGATGGACTGATGTCCTTGGTGTACATCTCACCATTCTTTGCTCGCTTGAAGAGGGTCTTGGTACCAACAGCATTATTCTTCATCAGTTCATACCAGATACGACCAGACTCTTCCCATGCAGATCGGTATTGCTTCGTAACAACTTCGTTACGTCCCTTAGACGCTTGAAGGTTAAGCTGTACTTCACCGAGAGTAGTTCGAGACTTAAGTTGTTCACCTCGTTCAGAAGGAGTTTGGGCTACAGATGATTGTACGAGATTTTTCAGGTACTCCATCGCGTTGTTGGTGTCAGTTAGCGGCTCAATCTTCATCTGCTTGATGACCTCATCAGGATTGCCGGGTACACCGTACATACCGAATGGCTTGGCTTCGAACGCTTGTGGTTGGAACTGTCCGTTTTGAGTATTGTAAAAGTACATTCCGAAGTTTCGGTACGTTCGGTTCTCGAGGTCTTGCGAGAAGTACATGTTGATGACCTTGTTGACGGTGCGGACAGAGTCGGCAACACCATCAGACCAGATGTCGTTGATGTCTGGGTCGCTTGCCCATGTTACCCATGGTAGGAAGTCGATACCGATAGCTTCCTTGAGTGGACGGGCGTAGAGGACTACGGAGTCCATGGCGGTAACAATCAGGTAACGAACAAACTTACCTTCCTTCGCATCCCAAATGAGTTTGAATGAACGATTAAGTTCTACGAGTACATCGCTCGCGCGGAACTCATCATAGTTGTGAGCACCAAGATCACGAAGACGAGCTTGTCGCATTTCGTATTCTTCTTGGTTGGTGTGAGCTTGTAGAATTCCTGATTTACTGTCGAGGTAGTCTTTAAGTTTTGCCTTCCCTTCCGGTCGGTACGTAGGATTAGAAAGAATACGTCGAAGCGGAATGAAAATGTTTCTGTGGTTGATGTATGTTGCCGTGTTGAGATCAAACGGATTTACTCGTGGGTCGATGTCAATGTCATACGGGTCGATAACAGAACACTTCACTTGACCATCAGAAAAGTACCAGTACTTGAATGACCGGCCTTGTAGCCCAACAATCTTCTTCTCCATGTTGTCCTTTAGCTCGAGCTTCTCAGAGTCATAGGTAAAATCCCACATCTCGTTAACATAAACTTCACCACGCTTGTCGCGCTTAGAACGTCCACGAGCAGCAAAAGAAAGCTGTGGCTCTTCATCAATTTTAGAAATCCATGATTGGATCGTCTCACGAATAACCGGAATGTTGACCGGCTGTCGTTGGGTGAGGCGGTTGGTGATGACCTTGTCGCGATACAGTAAATAGTTTTCATTCCACTGCTCGGTCCGTCGCTCCTTGAAACGAATAGAGTCATCCTTCTCCCGACGATGTTGTTCGATGATTACTTCATCTTCTATCATATATAGTGATACACCCAGTAACACTTTATGTTGATAACATTATAACATGTCAAATCCCAAATTCATTGTATAGTGGGGATACTCCTTGCGTCTGGTTAGCATGATTGCGAGACGTTACCCGCAGCGGACGATCCGGCAATTCATTCACCGACAAAGCAGTAGCGAAGACAGTGTCGTCGTGAAGCTGATCCGGCACCTTAATGCGGAGCTTACCCTTATCGGACATCTCATACTGGAAGTATCCCAACTCATCCTTCAGCACAGAGTCATTTAATAGCTGAATCTTCCGCTGTTCCATCTTAATACTCAAGTTCGTCAAGATGTCCTTACGGTTAGTCTCATTAAACTTCACCGGCTCCAAGCGCACCCCCCGATTATTAAGGTCATCCACAATAGGATCGCCCACACCAGTAGCATCAATGTAGCCCTTCGGCTGCCCGAAGCGGTAGTACACACCCTCAATCTTCGCCTTCTGCAAATTCCAATCCAACTGATTAAACCGCTCCAAGTACACTTGCTTAAACGTACAAAGATCAATCACAGAAATCGCCGTGTAGTCGTTATACCGAGCAAGGTCCACTCCCATCTGAAACCGATGGTCAAAGTTAAACATCGTAGGTTCAAGCGAACAGACTTCAGGGATGTCCTTGAAGAACGATGTTGCCGACTCGATAAACTTACAGTAGAACTCTTGGTCAATCATCGCCTGACTCATGCCTTCATTCCGCTCACGAGTAATGTCGTCGTCCGTCAGGATGTTGGTATCGCGAACAGTGAGTACTTGCACGAACCACTCAGGATTATTCTTCGCCATCTCGAGCATTTCATACGCGTGGTTCTGACCACGAGGGGTGAAGTTGAAAATCGCCCACCCTTTGTTAACCGCCAAAATCGGACGGATGAAGTTCCACACTTTAGGGTCGTTAATTGAGTATTCAGACATCACCACACCGATAGGGTTGGTACCCACACCGGATTTAGCGAAGTTATCAGCACCAATAAGTTGGATGATGGACCCATTTTTGAGAGTAATCTTCAGTTCAGTAGCGTTCATACCAGCAATAAGCTCAGCCGGGATGTGGTCGAGCATACGGAAACCATCATTGTCGATGTTATCCCAAATAACCTTCTTGGCTTGTGAATACTCCGGCAAAAAGTAGAAATAAGTACCAACACGCTCGAAAGCACGCTTAATCATGTAATTCCAACAGGCTTTATCCTTACCAGCACGACGGTGCCAGACCAGAATTGCACGTTTAATACCACTATCAAGCGCATTGAAGAGGGGGAGCTGGTAATCACGAGGAGTGAATTTATGCGGGATTTGGATTTCCATAGGAGTTTACATTATATTCTGCCGGGATTTCATCAAATTCATTATTCCCGGTGATTTCTGGGGTGGGGGACTCGTCGGCAACAGATTCTTCGATTACGTCGGTAACAATTGTCTCAATGATTGGCTGTGTTGCCGGTGATTCAAGAGTGCGGTCGGGAGAGAAGTTGGCAACGATGACCTTAATTGGTCCTTCAGAGCCATCAGGATTGTTTGCACCTACGACTTTAGTCGAAGCCTTACCGAACAGACGGTCAAGGGCTGAGTTGATGGCGTTGTTGTCCGGTTGTTTGGTGGTGATGTAGTAATAATCCTCGCCATTCATCATTGTTGGGTCGTCGAGGTAGTTACGAATTTCATCATCGTCAGTCACGAGTACGTGTTTACGAGTTGGCTTGCCTTTTTCATCGACACCTTGGACCACTTTGTAGAGTGATTGAGTACCAAGAGCGATAGACATTTGTGCGTTGAGAAGTTTGTGAGCTGAGTGACCGACACGACGCTTGAAATCTTTTTCAATTTCTTCAATGGTGATTTCTTCGAGAGCCTTGAGACCCTTCTTTCGAACACCAAGAGGAATGAGCGCACGAACATCGCTCGTGATTTGGTTACGAAGTGCAATTTCTTCTACGAGTTGCTCGCGAAGTTTTGTCCGGGCATTTTTAGAACCCTTTGGGCGACCACCTCGAGGGCGATACCCGCCACGTTTTTCATCTGAATCTCCTGCTGCCATATAGTATATAGAGTGCTATGTTTTGGTTTTTCCGAAAAATCCTGTTACAGAAATTTTAGGGCTGCTACATTATAAAATTTTTTTGCGATGGGGGGCTGCTTGTCGTAAGTACCCCCACCCCCTCGCTAGAATTAGACCCCACCCCCCTACCATGTCAATAGTATAGCATGTGGTACACCTATAAATTGCACGCGTGTGGGTAAATGGGGATATAAATATGGCTTATAATAAGGCTACATTAGTTATATGTCGCAGAATGTATATTGTGCGACATTAGACACGGGGCAAAATGGGCTAAAAATAAGGCGGAATAACTGAGTATAATGGCTATTATACGCGCTTGCCATTTTCGGGCGCGGTTTTTGGTTTTCTAAAAAAAGAGAAAAGCGAGGGCGAGCGCAAAAAATCAGGTAACGCGGGCAAAAGTGACGCGCTACAATCGCTTATAAGCGTTTTAATTTTGTATACATGATATGAGTACCGCACAAAAAGACACGCCGGGCACGTTTTTAGTTGTCCACACTTGCTATTGTACAATAGCAGACTGTATGCTATATTAGTTAAGTAACAAGTGTTACACATTAAACGGTTAAATAATATCGACATATGATCAAGACTTATAATCACTATCAAGATGGCAAGCTCGTGGCAACATATAACGAGCCTATAGCACTAGCACGACGCAAACTATCATTAAAAGAAGTTATAGCGAATCATAAACGAGCGCGACGCGATGCACGATTAGTAAACATTTTAACTAAATAATAAAATGCAAACAAAAACATATAATATCTACACGCTTGACGAACTAGACGAAAAAGCAAAAGAAAAAGCGCGGGAATGGTTTAGAGTTGGCAATGATTACCCATTTTTGCACGAGGACTTAACAGAAAAAGCAAGCGAACTATTAAAGGATGCAAAAATTAAAGCGGACGACATAAAAGTTTATTACTCATTAGATTATTGTCAAGGCGACGGCGCAATGATAGAGATGTCCGGCACATGGGGCAAATTTAATTTTAAAGTTAAACAATCCGGGCATTATTACCATTACAATTCTAAAAATATAGAATTATGGGACGAATCCGGCGAACTATCACTAGACGCGGACGAAAAAGACTATAATCAATTTAATGATCTATATGTATCAATATGCCAAAAACTAGCGGACTATGGTTATAAACATATAGAGAATGAGGACGCGGACGAACAAGTTGACGAAACTATAACAATAAATGAGTATACATTTTTAGCAGACGGCACGCGCCACGACTAAACGCTATCACGTCCCGCACATTATATCTTTATAGTGTTCGGGAACGTGGGAACGTCCCACTAGTACATTGACAATTGCATAACACTATAAACGAGCCTTAACACGGCGACACGTTTTAAATGTGTTTATTAAGCATAAATATATAAAATGACAAAAAGACTACTAAAAAAAGATGTTGTAGTTATAGAGGGTCGTCGCTGGTTCGAAAAAACGAACGGCAACACGTACCATAGTGTTTATTTATATGTCAATAATGATCTTATTGATAGTATCAATTTTACTTATGGCTATGGCGATATGTACCAACAAAACGGACGCGCGTTATTAAATAAGCATTACAATCTAAAGTTAGAAAATTTTAGAGATGATAAAAAATTTAATATCCGCTATGACGTGATAGACGTACCGCGCAAAAAAGACTTATAAAAACTATAACTATAACAACATGAGACAAATTACAAAACAAGTGTGCGACGCGTTTCAAGCTCGTACAAAATTTAGTAAAGATAATAGCCGTACAGACGGGACCACGCTATATCTTTATGATAATGAGATCGCGCAATATCGCGATGATGGTCTATATATTACTAACGCGGGATGGTCTACAAACACCACAAAAGAACGTTTAAACGGTCTAAAGGGTGTAAACATAGGACAAACGGCGGGTATATGGTACTTAAACGGACACAAGTGGTCCGGCGCGTGGGTTAAAGTGGACGGCTTTAGTGGCGACATTAAAGACACGGACGAACAAAAAGCCCGCGCAATGCTAAAAAGAATAAAAGTATATAGTGATCTTTACTTAAATAAAGATATATACCCACTTGTACCATCCGGCGGTGATTGTTGGCATTGTTGCATGACTACAGACGACAAAAAGTCTTTAGGCGACGCGACAAAAAATCACGATCACTTAGTTATGCACTTAGAGGATGGCTATATCATGGGTTCGATTATTGTTAACTCAATGAGGGAATCCGGCTATAGAGACGAACAAATTGCCATAGGTCTACACGGCTATAATATAGACGGCGTTAGGCGATCAATATACAAGTACCTTAAAAAGCGTTTAACAACACTAGCGAATTAAATATATGGCTAAATTATTCGCCACGCTAGAAAATAGCAAGGGTAAAAAAGTATCATTAAGCGATAACGAGACTATAACCGCCACTTTATACGATGGGAATTTAAAAGCCTATAGCATAATTATAGAATGGGGCGACATAGGCGACATTATCGACAATGATGGCAATGATCTACCGGAATCACAAAAGACTAAAGGCGCAATAGTAACGAGCCGGGAATGGCGTAACCAAACAGACGACAAGCGAAAAAAACAAGCCTAATTTAATGGCTACATTTAAAAGCTACACTATAACAAGTGTGGCTTTTTTGTTTGTCAGGAGAATAAGCCACCCTCCCACCGTTTCGTACCCCAGCAAATCCACACCGCCAAATTTTCAGGGCGGTTTTTACATACTCCCAACATGTCGTACCCCAGCAAATCCATGTTACCGAACTACACCCCCACCCACCCACCACCCTATCCCCCGATCAAAAGCCAATGGGTTTTTGCCCGCCTTTTTGACAAATCACAAATTCTGTTTTCCATTCCTCATTCCCAACAGTTTAGTATTGACAACTCAACCTGCAAGGTGTATCCTTACTGGGAAGGATTCCCCCAGGGGGAACACTCCCCCAGTAAGGACGACATTTGCACCACACCACCTCTTCCAGCCTTGTTTTTAGGGCTTTTTTATTTCTCCTCATGCTGTGACTTGCATTTTCAGTGCAAATAAATTATTATATGCAGTAAGATTGCAAATTATTATTTTAATGCAATCCAAACAGTGCAAGTTATGTCAAAAAAAGCAGTAAAGCAAAAATCTGATAATATTTTCGAGAAATACACGGGCTATAAGCTCTATCAATTGATAATGAAAGGGGATAAAAAGAAGTGTCTAATTGCTCCATGCACACGAATTCTTTTCTCCGGTAGTCAGCACATGGTGGGTCATGTTGCCGCCGCACTCTACCTCAATAAGCCAATTTCAGAAATGACCACCGTTATTCAGACGTGTGGCATTAAAAATTGTGTAGACCCAACCCACTTGTTAGTTGATGGTATTTTGATCTCGGAGCCAGCAGTAGACAAGAGGACCGGGCAACCAGAGAAAGAAATAGATTCACCTGATGCCAATGGTGACATTCATGGCATTCACCCATCTGTGTGGGACCAATTCAATGATTATCAGAAGTCACTTGCTCGTACTGGTAAATATGATCAAGCCACCATTGGTTTTATGAAAGAACCACCAACAACTAACTAACACCCATATGCCAGAAGACTATCAAATCAGACTTGAACAAGACGGAACCTTCACTGTTCTCAATGTAGGAAAAGTAGTTCTGGACAAGATGAATGCGATTGGTGCTGAGAAACTTTGTAACGAGCTTAATAGCAAAATCAGCCATAGTTTGCAAAAAGACTATCAGGACGAAAAGGTAGATGTTGCCATTGCAAACCTAGTGTTCTCAGGTCTCTCTCTTGCACAAATGGAGAAAATACCAAAGTGGATGTTAGAGAACATAGAGAAAAACAAGCCTGGATTTAAGGAGTTTATGACCACCTACGGCAACGCACGAGAACTAGAAGGATTAGAGATAACTGGAGCTGGCTTTCACGATCAGAATAAAAATATGAGCTACGACGACCACACCCCAGAGGATAAGACACTAAATAAGATCGCCATTGTCTTAACTACGTTATGGGTAGGAGCACTGATCATAGGAATCCTATCTGCCGTATATATAAGGCTAAGCTAACAGTAGAGCCACCCTAACCCGGTGGTTTTATTGTTGCCGACCTATCTCTTATCCACTTATACACATACCAAACACTATGCCATCAAAACAACCATGGTATTATCATGGGTATGCACAACGAATATACCGGAATCAGTGAACAACACCGTTCATTCCTCAACAAGCGCGGGATTACAGACAAAGTAATTGCCGCTTTTTCTATATCTACAGCCGACGTACCCGAGCTACGGTTACAAAACGCCATTGTGATTCCTGTCCGCCACATCGACGGCACCCACTCTTTTAATAAATATCGCCGGGACCCAATGGAGGGACCAGTGAAGCCAAAGTATCTGTTCGAGCGAGGAGGGAAGGTCACACTATATGGTGCAGATAAACTTGTTGCCGACCTACACCGCGAACGTCTTCATTTTGACAATCCCCAAGTCATCATCACCGAAGGCGAACTCGACACCCTTGTCTGCTGGTCTGCCGGCATCCCCGCCGTATCATCTACTGCCGGCGCATCATCGTTCCAAGAGGAGTGGAAGGAATTACTCTCACGCTACGAGGTCTACATCTGTTTCGATAACGACGAGGCTGGTCATAAGGGAGCTATCAAAATACTAGAATCCTTGCCGGACGCTAAGGTCATCATTGTCCCTAATCAACTGGAAGTAAAGGACATCAGTGATTACGTTGCTCGCGGTGGTGATCTTCACCAACTTATGAAGACCGCCTTCACCGTCACAGGTATCGAGGATGCTAAAGTGCAGTTCGAGAATCTGTCGGGTGCGTGGCGGCTTAATGAAGCGAAGTTCTTTGAGTTGTACATCGAACATCACCGAGTCCCGACCCTACCAACTAACGTGAATGGGGCGGGGAGGGCGACGAGTCAGAGTAATGATCGGCTAGAGCGGGCGAAGAGTGTTGATGGTCTCACGCTGTTGCCGTTCAATACCCGTGGCCGGTATCCGGTGACGAAGTGCCTGTGGCATGACGACCATGATCCATCCTTCACCTGGTATACACGCAATAACAGCGGGTATTGCCATGTCTGTGGGAAGTACGCTGACTGTATTGACATTGTCATGGCGCGGGATGGGGTGGACTTTAAAAGCGCACTGAAGGTATTACTAAACGAACAATAATATGCACAAGGTTATTTACATCGAATGGCAGGACGCTGTCGGAGCTGACGGGTGGAGCCGGATGTCTACCATTGAGAAGGAAGCTCTTGCGGTTATCAAGACTGCCGGCTTTCTCATCAAGGAGACCAAGGAGTCTGTTACCGTCCTACACTCCATTGATGTGAGTAACGAACAGAGTGGCGCATGGATGGTGATACCGAAGGCGCAGATTAAGAAGCGTAAGTTTTTAAAACTATAGATATGGACTGGAAACGATTACAAGATATGAAGTGTCCCTCATGTGGTCACAAAATATCGGACGAGAGTTCTAATCTCGGCTACCGATGTACACACTGTGAGTTCTTTGTTGGCTATGAACGCTTTCAGGAACTCATCAATAAGCTGATGATGCCGAAGAAGAATTTGTATGACCCCGACAAGATAGATCGTAGCGGATGGGAGTAGGAATTGGGCAGTAGAGCAGCCCTCAACGCGACATTAACAAATAACCATAAAAAATATGGAACCAAAAGAAAACCCTCGGGTATTACGATTAACAGAAGAAGCAGAGGTTCTCATCTCTCGTATAGAAGATAGGTTGTCTCATGTATTGTTACCGTCCTATCCAGTTCCTAATGATATGAGCAAACCTTCATCAGAAGAGGCACAGAGTCTTGTTACTATGAACCTCCGACGTATTGTTCGAAGGCTTGGAGAAATTGCTGATCGTATAGAAGGGTAAAGATAGAATAAATATAACTAAAACATATGTCACTATTCTCAAAAAAGCGTCGAGCCATTAGCGATGAAGCGATGGCAAAAGAGAACGATCTTAAGATTGAAGTAACCATCAAGGTACTCACTAACGAACAGTACAGTACAAAGACTGTTGCCGACGTGAACATCCAAAAGTCACTCATCTCTACTACCGACACCAAAGGTAAGGAGTTGTTGGCCGAAGTCGAGACTGTTCTCGGTGGTGCAATGGAAGCGATTGAAGAATCAGTACAGACTAGTCGTTACCTATCTGAAGGCTACCACGCTGATAAGAAGGTAGAAAATAAGAGCGACTTCTAAGTATGAAAATCCACTCACTAAAACTAACCGTTCAAGACGTACCTTCAAAGGAAGGGCGGAACATCGCCACCGTCTTTGGAACACTCACCCTCGACACCGAGGAAGTGGCTAAAGATGCTGAGGGTAAGGAACGGTTAGATGCTGAGGGGGCAACGATACCAGTACTTGATGACATTAACTTCGTCATCCCGGTGAACTCATCACCAGAGCTGAAGGCTGTCATCCAGTCACTCGCAGTACAGGCATTGACCCTCAAGGACATGGAGATCGCGAAGAAGAACGGACAATTATCACACTACGTGCAAGCAGTAGAAGGTGTTGTACCTGAGAAACCAGAGCCGGCACCTATTCCTGTCCCGCGTCGGAAGATTAAGAAGAAGTAGATATGATCCACACATCTCAACGCGGCGAGCGTCGCCGTATGCAGCGGATGCGCCTTGCTGGTCAGATCAATGAAATACATCCTGACGGTAATCGAGCGCATCGACGCTTCGTAGCAAAACTGTTACGGATACGAGAAAAGAAGCAGCCAGCATACAAGAAGCTGAACATCGTCCCGTGGTGGTTGATACCAAAGAAGGTTGCCGAAGAAGTAAAAGCATAATTTATGAATCGCCAAGATTTACACGCTGAACTGTCAAAGGTTCTATATATCGAAGACTTCAACATTGTCGATACTATCATCGCGTCTACTTTGGCGAACTCACAAATGATTGGGGACCCGGTATGGCTCACACTTATAGGTGCGTCGTCTGCCGGCAAGAGTCAGTACATCCGGCCACTCGCGAAGAGTAACCCGGGACTGTTCTTGCAGGTAGATGACCTCACCTCTAACACGCTCATCTCGGGTAACGGTGCGGGGGAGTCTCTCATCTTCAAAATTAAGAAGTCGGGCATCATTAGTATGGACGACCTCACCGTCTTGATGAGTAAGAACGCTGAGGACCGGAACGCTATCCTCGGGCAGCTCCGTATGATCTATGACGGTCGTATGACCAAGGCTTCCGGCAAGAGTAAGGGTGAGGGTATCACTTGGGAAGGTCACTGTGGCTTTATTGCTGGTAGTACGCCATCCATCTATCGCTTCTTTGCAGAAGTGGCAGACATGGGTGAGCGATTCATTAACTACCGCATGAAGGACATGGATGAGGACAAGGCGGTGGAGTTCGTAATGCGTAGTGGTCTCTCATCACGAGAGATGGACGAGAAGATCATGCACATCTACGGGCAGTACCACAGCGCACTTATGCCGAAGATTAAGGAGACAAAGATTCCTATTGATGAGGTGACAGAGAAAGCTATCATCGAGATTGCGAAGGCCGGTACTCGCTTGCGTACCCCCGTTGTTACCGACGAGCGCGAGCACTTCGTCTCCGAGTTCGTGGTCCCTGAGATGCCGTTCCGCGTCATGAAGCAGCTCATGAACTTGGCTAAGTCATTCATGGTCATGCACTACGCTGAGACCGGGGAGACAGTGCTCCCGACCGATCTCCGTACAGCTATTGAATGGTGCGGGTACTCACTCGCTGACGATAAACGTCGCAGCTATTTCAAAGCCTGTATCGGACTCGAGCGGCAAGGACTCAAGGCTACTGCTCGCAACATCAGTGCATACACTGGTCTTCACCACACAGCGGTCGAGCGTGGCATGAGTATCTTGTCAGCTATCGGTGTCGTGAAGATGAACGAGGCGAAGGAGGGGGAGAACCAGACGCGCACATGGACGGTTATGGACCTTCGGTTGAAAGAGATTGTTAAGCGCATTGATCCACCTAAAGTTGTAGACGAGAGCGATTATATAGAGGAATAATGTACAACGTATGGAGATATTTAATGAAGAGGAGTGGAACAAGTTTCGCGCTGAACATCCTGAGCTGCGGTTTTGGCAAGCGATGGCCTCATACCTATTTGTCAGCCGTATCCTGATCGAGTACCGCGAAGATGAAGAGGTAACATATGAAGACACCTTCTACTGGCAAGACGAGAAGGACATTAAGCGTCGCCGGCCCCGTGGATAAGTGGGACCTTGCTTAGTAGACGGTATGCTATATTATAGGTATGTTTAGTATCGGTTCCACAATTGGCGATAAACAAGGCAATCTATGGATTGTTACTCAAACATGGACTCATAATGGGTTCCTGTGCGTCGCTTTAATAGGTGCTGCCAATACCCCGATGGCGGGGCAAATGGGTGGCGCACGCTTCCGAGCCGGCGACGAAATTTATATCAAGCGTTAACAAATAATTATGTTCAAGAAGTATCCAAAGATTCACCGCCTCGGGAAAGAGGAGACAGACGGAATCCTTGAGGGCGTGGTACACATCGAAGAAAAGATTGACGGAGCTAACGTGAGTATCTGGTGTGAGAATGGTGAGCTGCAATGCGGTAGCCGATCACAACGTATCACTGAAGGCTTCAACGGCTTTGTTGATTACGTCAAGAGTCACCCGACCCTACCAGCATTGTTTGCAACGTACCCGCACCTACGATTGTACGGTGAGTGGTTAGTGCGACACACAATTGCGTACAAAGAAACTGCGTACAAGCAATTCTACTTGTTCGATGTAACTAGTCGGACACCAGAGACGGACGCTGACCCGGAGACTCGTGAAGAGTTATGGCCGAAGATGGCAGTGCATCAGTTAGCAAAGGACTTTGATCTTTTGACACCTTTTTACCACGGTGAGTATCTTAATCCAACACTTGAAGATATTATGCCTTCTGTTGGTAAATCAGTGCTCGGTGAACGTGGTGAAGGTGTAGTGCTGAAGAACCCAGAGTTCCGTGACAAGTTCGGCAATCATAACTACGCGAAGATTGTGACGGAGTCTTTCAAGGAAGACAACGGTGTGACCTTCGGGGGTAACAACAAGCACAGTGATAGTTACTGGGAGATGTATGTGGTCAACAAGTACATGACGCTTGCTCGTATCGAGAAGATTATGAACAAGTTGCAACCAATCATCGACAACAAGCTGGACCTCGAACACATCCCACGTATCAGCAACACTGCGTACCACGACATGCTCACCGAAGAAATTTGGGAGATTGCTGGTAAGGTACAGAAGCTCGACTTCAACATCCTGAAGCGAGTAGCGATGAAGAAAGCTGTGCAGATTTACAAGGACATAATAACTGGCGACATCAGTGTTGCCGACCGTAAAAACTAATTATGAAACTCATAATGCTACGCGGGCTACCCGCATCCGGCAAGTCAACCAAGGCAGAAGAGATTATCGCTCAAGGCGGGGAGTTTTACCGAGTCAACCGTGACCTTCTTCGCAAGATGCTGCACAACGACATCTTCACCCACAAGCGGGAGGGTGTCACCATAGACGTGCAGACCCTCGTAGTGGCCGGTCTCCTAGACGACGGTAAGAACGTCATCGTGGACGACACCAACCTTGGGGAAAAGCATGTGGATATGTGGAAAAGTATAGCCGAGACATACGGTGCCACCTTTGAAGTCATCGACATGATGAAGGGTATCAGCGTTGCCGAGTGTGTTAGCCGCAACAAGGCTCGTGAGAATCGGGTACCGGATGGTGTCATCGAGAACATGGCTCTTCAGTATGGCTACACAGAGTCTAACAAGATCGTTGTCTGTGACATTGACGGTACTGTTGCCGACCTGACCCACCGCCTTGAATTCGCTCGAGGTGAAAAGAAGGACTGGACAACATTCTTTAGTATGCTGATGAATGACACTCCTCGTCATGATGTATACGAGAAGGCCCGCCAGTGCGCTAAAGACAATGATGCCTTGTTCGTCTTCGTTTCTGCTCGACCAGAAGACTACCGATTAGGAACAGAGCAGTGGTTGCGGGACAACGGCATGGAGTATGACAACCTCATCATGCGCCGGAAGGGGGACAAGCGTCAGGACACTGACGTGAAGAGTGACATCTACAACCGCTACCTTAAGCAATACAGTATTGTGCACGTATTCGATGACCGCCCAAGTGTCATCCGTATGTGGCGAGAGAAGGGGTTGGAGGTCGAGGACGTAGGTAATGGTGAAGAGTTCTAGTATGAAATACTTTACTTGGTTGATTGCAAATGCAATATGGTTTGGTTTCTTTATGTATATGATTATCTATCATAACTGGACACCATGGTCATTAGTAGTACCAGTGATGTTTCATTGGAACATTGAAGATATTAAATGATCGAGTTGCTTGACGGACCACTTGGGAAGAACGACTGGGCCTTGATCGACTGGGACACTGAAGAAATTACTTACGATGAAAGCGGTGGACGTATACCATTCTCGACCAAGGAAGTGATGTTCACTCGAGGTAAGTATGCCGGCTACAAGTTGTCCGAAGTGTCCGACAGTTGGTACTTGAAGTTTATTAGAGACAAGAATCCTGACGACGGCCTAATACAACTAGCCTTCAGGAAACGACTGGGCGAACTAGCAATCTAGTTCACATGTATCAAGATTATTCATTACCCCGCTGTAGTGCTACAGGCAAGGTCTGCTACCGAAAGAAGGATGCAGAGACTACCAAGAACTATCGCACGAAAGGCAGGGAGACACGAAAGAATCGTAATCTAGCAGCGTACCTACGGGTATACCACTGCACGCATTGCAATTACTTTCATTTAACACATCTTAGGAATGAGCAGCCGAGACACAAAATTCAAAAAAGGACAAAGACCTTGGAATAAAGGTATTGAGTTCACCATTATGAAAGGTAATAAACATGCTTTTCGTGGAGACGAACGATGTGATCAGCAATTCCGATGGGAAGCACATAAGTTATTAGAGCACATAAATAATTGTTCTGTTTGTGGTTGTGAAAAAGTGTACTCTAAAAATGGAAGGCATAATCTTATCACTCACCATAAAGATGAAAACATAAGGAATAATGATATATCTAATTTACAAAAGATGTGTCGTTCCTGTCATATGAAACATCATTATAAAGATATTAAAAAAGCATATTATAAAAAATATGAATCAAAATCAATTACTGTTTCTTGACACAGAGACCTCGGGGTTAGATGTTGGGGATCGTTTGGTTGAAGTAGGGTATCGAATAGAAGGAGGAATATCGCAATCAGCCCGCTTTAAACCACCCGTGCCGGTCAAGGTGGGAGCGATGGCGGTGAACCACATTACTAACAAGATGCTTGAGGACTGTAGCCCATTTGAAGGCACGGGGATGCAGATAGCCTTGAGTAAGTATGCTGAAGAAGGTTACGTTCTTGTAGCCCACAACGCCCCGTTTGATCTTGCGATGCTCGCGAAGGAAGGTATAAACTTCACGAACTACATCGACACGAAGAAGATGAGTCACGCGCTTGACCCGAATCAAGAGATGGAGAGTCACCGCTTGCAGTACCTTCGCTACTACTATGGAGTGGAGCTGCCGCAAGCTGAGGCTCACACCGCTGAAGGTGACATCGCGGTCCTCGAGGCAGTGTTTCATTGCTTGCGGGAGAAGCTCGGTAATCCATCGGTAGAAGAGTTGATGGCACTATCGAAGCGACCAGTGCTACACACAAAGTTTAAGTTCGGGAAGTACAATGGTAACGACATTGCCAGTGTTGCCGCCGTAAACCCCGGCTACCTTGAATGGTTGCTGAAGAGTAAGCGGGAGAACGGACAGAACGAAGAGGACTGGATTTATACGCTCGAGCATTATCTAAACAATCTATGAACCACGCTCACTACATCATAAAGTGCAAAAAGTGCCAGACCGTACTTGGTCAGTGTCGCTGCATGAATGAGAAGACGACTGTATGGCGAGACACCTGTGACAATTGCACAAACTCAAAGCACCTTACCAGACCCTAAGACTGAGATATGAAATACATAATAACATTACTACGCACCGCCACACTCATGTTTGTACTCTTCCCTTTTGCTGTGGTTGGGGTTATTCAGACAACAGTTGTGCGAGATGGTGACTTACTGTGGTTCTCAAGCTGTGTGCTTGCTGTAGCCATTGCCGTAACACTTCAGCTTACCAGCTTAGAAACCAACTAACATGAAAACAAAATTACCAGGGTTAGTAAGATATGACGTAGATTATACAGAAGAACGAATCAACCAACTTATCGACTACCTCGCTGAACTAACTGAGGTGGTGGAGGGGAAGCAGAGCATGAAAGAACTTGGCTCAGTAGATGCTACTGGAGAGACTACGTTTTGGGGTAAAACACCCACCCTCAAAGAGCAGTTGTTGGAACAAGTTAGACTCATGCAATATACACCTTGGGACCACCGAAACGATAGAGAAGGTGAAATAACAGTAGTCAAACTATCAGACGTAGAAGCCATCATTAACAGACTAATGCCATAGGTATGAAATCGTTAGAAACTTTTGCCTACGAAAGACGGCCACAAGTATGCGGGATTGATGATAGAGCAGATGATTGTTGCGACGAAGTGTGCGACAGACTCATGCGCTATTTACCAATAAGCGGGAAGCGGGTACATATTGAGCCACCAACCTACTTAGAAGAATACAAAGTGATGGGTGTAGAAGTACCTAAAGAAGCTTTCACCCGCCAGCTCGACCCCAAGACGGTACATGAGC